TATACCGAGGTGATACGTGCGCATTTTGGCGTCACGTCTCCGGATCAGCGGTTGCAGCGACCGGAGTATTTAGGCGGCGGGTCGACGCCGGTTCAGATTTCGCCTGTTCAGCAAACGTCTGAGAGTGGAACGACCGCGCAGGGGACCTTAGCGGCGTTCGGTACTGTGACGTTGCATAATCATGGTTTTACGAAATCGTTTACCGAGCATTGTGTGATTATCGGTATGGTGTCGGTTCGCGCTGATTTGACTTATCAGCAGGGCATTGAACGAATGTGGGACCGTGCGACTCGTTATGATTTCTATTGGCCTGCTTTGTCCAATATCGGCGAACAGACGATCTTGAATAAGGAAATTTGGTATCAGAACGCTGCAGCGGATGATCTTGTTTTTGGTTACCAGGAGCGATACGCGGAGTATCGCTATAAGCCATCTAGGATTTCTGGTTTGTTTCGCAGCGATGCTGCGGGTACGTTGGACTCCTGGCATTTGGCCCAGGATTTTGCGGCTTTGCCGGTGTTGGGCGATACGTTCATTCAGGACAATCCGCCGATTGATCGGGTGATTGCTGTGAACACTGAGCCACATTTTATTTTCGATTCGCACTTTTCTTTGAGGTGTGCGCGGCCGATGCCGATGTTCGGCGTTCCGGGTTTGATCGATCATTTTTAGGAGCTTGTTATGGCGATCGGTGCGTTTCTTGCTAAGGCTGCTCCTGCTATTATTTCTGGTGTTTCCTCTCTTCTGGGAGGTCGCGAGCGCAACGCGGCGAGTGCTGCGGAAGCGGTGCGTAATCGCCAGTTTCAGGAGCGGATGAGTTCGACAGCTCATCAACGCGAGGTTAAGGATTTGAGGGCTGCCGGCCTGAATCCGATTTTGAGCGCTACGGGTGGCCGTGGCGCGTCGAGTCCTGGCGGCTCCATGGCGCAATTTCAGGACGTTATGACCCCGGCGGTTAACTCTGCTATGGCGGCTCGCCGCTTGACGCAGGATTTGCGTAATTTGCAGGCGTCCGAGGGTCTTATCCGGGCTCAGACCGGTGTGCAGGAAGCGCAGCGTCGCGTTTTAAGCGGTCCTGCTGTGGTAGGCGATTGGATGCAGACAATCGGCGATTTTTGGAATTCTCAAGGCAGACCGATGGCTAATAGTGCTCGGGATATGCTGCAGAGTGGTTACGACCGGGCCCGTCAGGGGCTGAGGGAGTTATTGTCTCCCACGAGTGGGAGAGAGGCGGCTCGGGGCGATACGTCCCGTAGATCGCCGTTACGGGTTGTTGTCGACAAGCCGTTGAGCGAGTATCGTGGAACGATTAAGAGGGATTGATTATGTATTCAGCGGCTAATTTAGGTCCGCGTGTGTATGCGCCGCATGCCGATGACGGCAGGGCGAAGCAGGCGTTTAAGGATGAATGCGATGTGAATAACATCATGGCTCGTTTCCAGAAAACGGGTGCATTCGATCATTTCGGTAAGCATGGCGGGACGTATGGGTTTGCCGATGCGGTGACTTTTCATGAGGCTCTGACGGTCGTTACGACCGCTGAGTCGATGTTTGAGGATTTGCCGTCCAGCCTTCGAACCAGGTTCGAGGGCGATCCGGCGGCTTTTTTAGATTTTGTCCAGGACGAAGCGAATGCTGAGGAAATGGTGGAGATGGGTCTTAGAGCTCCGGAAGGAACTGAAAGACCTGTGGGATCTGTTGAGGAACCGACCGTCGTAGCTGCGGTCGAGGTTCCGGTTGTCGGGGCTGCTGCCCCTGAGACGCCTCCGGCGTCGACTTAGCGCAGTTGTTACTTGATGTAACTGTGCTAGCTGACAGGTTCCTTAACCTGTTCAGCTTTTTGAGGGCTCCTGGGTTGCGTCCCCGGGAGTCCTCTTTTTTTGTTTGAGGAGTACTTTATGGCTTTTAAAAGGCGAAAGATGACGAAATATAAGTCGAAGCGGGATTTTCGTAAGAAATCCGGTTCTCACCGTAAGAATTACGGGTCCGCGCCTATGCGTGGTGGTATTCGACTTTGACGTGTTACTCCCCTTTGGAGGGCTATCGGGCCCTCTTCGGGGGAATCACGTTTGATCGACGTAATAGGGCCGGTGGCCCGATGTCCGTCCCGTGCGGACAGTGTATTGGTTGTCGATTGGAGCGGTCCCGCCAGTGGGCCGTTCGTTGTATGCATGAAGCGCAGATGTATGACGCGAATGCTTTTATTACCCTGACGTATAGCGAGGCTAATTTGCCGGTGCAGGGTAGTTTGGTGAAATGGCACTTTCAGACGTTTATGAAGCGTCTGCGGTCCCGGCTGGTCGGGACTCGAGTTCGGTATTTTCACTGTGGTGAGTATGGCGATCAGTTTGATCGGCCTCACTATCATGCCTGTATTTTTGGCTATGATTTTCCTGACAAGATTTTTTGGAAGGAGTCGAATGGAGAGAGACTTTATCGGTCTGAGTTTCTTTCGGATGTTTGGGACCGTGGTTTTTGTTCTATTGGCGAATTGAATTTTCTAAGTGCAGCGTATGTTGCTCGTTATTGTATTAAGAAGGTAAACGGGACGACTGCGGAGGATCATTACGTTCGATTGGACGAGCGTACGGGTGAGCTGCATATTGTTGAGCCTGAGTATGCCACGATGTCTACTAATCCCGGTATTGGTGCAGACTGGTTTGATCACTTTCAAGGTGATATTTTTCCGAGGGACGAGGTTATTTGTCGCGGGCATCCTGCAAAGGTGCCGCGTTATTATGATGTTTTATATGAGCGAAAGGATCCATTGGATTTTGTTCGCGTGAAGAGGGAGCGGGTTTTGTCCGCTCTGAGTCGTTCGGCGGATTCTACGCCGGAGCGTCTGGCGGACCGCCAGAAGGTGAAGTTAGTTCAGATTGGTAATTTAAAGAGAGGTTTTGAAAATGGTGTTTAAGATGTTTTCTGTTTATGACGACAAGGCCAAGGCGTATTTGCCGCCGTTCGTAATGCACAATGCTGCGATGGCGCAGCGTGCTTTTTCTGACGGTATCAATGGGGAGAGTAATTTCGCGACGCATCCGGAGGACTACAATCTTTTCTATTTGGGCGAATGGGATGATTCGTCCGGTTATTTTGTTTGTTTGCCCGCGCCGACTTTAGTGGTGCAGGGCGTTCAGGTGGCTGGTGCTAGCCATGACACACAAATTTCCTTGTTGGGAGTTGAAGGTAATGCGTAATAAGAGCGTGATGAAACATGATTTTTCTAAGGTGCCGCGTGCGGATATTCCGCGCAGTTCGTTTGACCGTTCTCACGGTCATAAAACGACTTTTGACGCGGGTTTTTTAATTCCCATTTTTGTCGATGAGGCTTTACCAGGCGATACGTTCAATATGAAGATGACGGCTTTCGCTCGGATGGCGACGCCGATCTTTCCGATTATGGATAACATGTATATGGAGACGTTTTTTTTCGCCGTACCGAACCGTCTTTTGTGGGACAACTGGGAGAAGTTTTGCGGGTCGCAGGTCGACCCCGGTGACTCGACTGATTTTACGATACCGACTTACACGAACGCGACGGTGATTAACGCCAATACCCTTTGGGATTATTTGGGTTTTCCGCCGGCTATCGCGAATGTCTTGGTCGGTCGTAGTGCGTTGTACGCCCGTGCGTACAACTTGATTTTTAACGATTGGTTTCGGGACGAAAACCTGCAGGATTCGTTGACCGTTGACACTGGCAACGGCCCGGATGCTCCGGGTAACTACGTGGTTCGTCGACGCGGCAAGCGGCACGATTATTTCACGTCGGCCCTGCCCTGGCCGCAGAAGGGCGATTCTGTGGAGTTGCCGCTCGGCACGACTGCGCCGGTTCGTGGTACAGGCGCTAATCTTCTGTTTGACAACGCGGCTGGTGATGGCCCCGCTTCTGTTACTACGGGGGGTCTTAACCCCGATGGCACGGCCAACGTGCTTTATAGCGGGGGCCTGACTACGATTGCCAGTGGTTTGCGTTTGGATACTGTGGGCGCGACTAGCGGCCTTGAGACTGACCTGAGTGCGGCGACTGCCGCGACGATTAATCAGTTGCGTCAGGCTTTCCAGATTCAGAAGTTGCTTGAGCGCGATGCGCGAGGTGGTACGAGGTATACCGAGGTGATACGTGCGCATTTTGGCGTCACGTCTCCGGATCAGCGGTTGCAGCGACCGGAGTATTTAGGCGGCGGGTCGACGCCGGTTCAGATTTCGCCTGTTCAGCAAACGTCTGAGAGTGGAACGACCGCGCAGGGGACCTTAGCGGCGTTCGGTACTGTGACGTTGCATAATCATGGTTTTACGAAATCGTTTACCGAGCATTGTGTGATTATCGGTATGGTGTCGGTTCGCGCTGATTTGACTTATCAGCAGGGCATTGAACGAATGTGGGACCGTGCGACTCGTTATGATTTCTATTGGCCTGCTTTGTCCAATATCGGCGAACAGACGATCT